TTTACTTGCAGTTATGAACGCAACAGACGAAGAATTTTATAGTTTAAGAAACAATATTGTCAATTCGACTGGTGCTACTCAAAAAATGGCTGATGTCATGGGTAATACCACACAAGGGAAAGTTAATGCTTTTAAAAGTAAATTAGAAGCCTTGGGCATAGAAATAGCTGATAATTTATTGCCACACATTAACGCTATACTGGACAAGGGAATGGCTTTAATAGATTGGTTTAGTAATCTTGACGAAGAAACTCAAAAGACTATAATTTCAGTAGGTTTATTTGCAACAGCTTCGGGCGGGGCATTAAAAATCATTGGTGGTCTTACAAGTGGAGTAGGAAGTGTAGTTAAAACCTTGGGAAGTTTTAAGAAAGCGTTAGGGGATAGTATATCTGCAACGGGCGGAGCAACGAAGGGAATAGCGTCTTTAGTTACGGGAGTAAGCAAACTAGGAATAGGAGTCCCTCAAGTTACTGGAGCATTGGCTCTTTTAAGTGCTGGGATTTACACATACAATGAATATCAAGACAGTATGCATAAAAAAGTTAATGAAGCAAAAGAAGATATGTCTTTATTAGAAAGAGCATTTTTAATGTTAAGTGGAGCAGAAGTCAAGAGTAAAGATGAATTAGTCAATTTAGGTATTGTTTATGATGATTTCAATAATAATATATCTGCTTCTTTTCAAGAGTCTGTAAAAGAAATGACTAATGATATTAATAGTTTTAATCTCTCTTTGAGAGATGTGAATTTAGATGGAGTTGTGAGCGATAATGAAGTTAACAATGTTTTGGCAAGAGTTGGGACATTAGTTGATGGTATAGAAAATACTATTAAATCTAATAGTTCTAATGTTCAAAATGCACTATTAGAAATGTACAACTCTGATGGTATTATAGATGAAACTGAAGCTAACTTATTAGCATACTGGAATAATAGAACAGAAACGGAAGTTAATAAAGCAAATGATTTAGAAAATGCTATAAAAGATATTTTAAACCAAGCACGAGGGCGAGAGTTAACTAATGAAGAAATTACAAGTATTCAAAATTATTATGCACAATTAAAACAGTTGGAATTAGAATTACAAGCAGACAATTCTTATGAATTAGAGTATGCAAAGTCAGAGTTTCAAAATAGAATTAAAACTTTAGACGCAGAAGGTGCTCAAGAACTTTTAGAACAAAGATATAAGCAGTATGAAGATGAAAGAATTTCGATAGAAAGTCACTATGACACAATGATTGCTCAAGTCCAAGCTGGAAACACTGAATTAACAGAAGAAGATCAAAAGTTAATCGCTGATATGGAAGCTAAAAAACAAGAAAAATTAGCAGTAAATCAGCAATATTGGGACGAAGCATATAATTATACTATTTCAGCAAATGAAAATCTTGTTGGCGTAATCAATAAGTATAATGGTGAGATTTTGTCTGCTACTGATAAAAACTACTATGATAGATATGTATTAGCTCAACAAAATTTGCAAGGGTTAAATGAAATAACTGAAACTGGTTATCAAACAATGTTAGATACCACAACAGGCAAATATGTTGATATGTATGCAGTTGTAGACGAAAAAACTGGACAACTGCAAGGCCTATATAATCTGAATACTGGTGCTGTATCAGCTATGAGTTCAGAAAGTGCTAAAGAGATTGAAAAATTGTATACTCAATGGGCTACAAGTTCAGAGGGGATAGTAACAAAGAATCTGGTATTGCAAGGTTCTTATTTGGACACTTCTAATAATATAGTTACTAATAATGGAAAGGTAATCGGAAGTCTGGGGCAAGTTAAAGACAACGCTGGTAACTTACAAAGTGCTATTTTAGATTTAAACGGAAATCCGATTAAAGTAGGAGATAATGCTACTGAAGTTATTGAAAAACTTCAAAACACAAAGAAAGAAGTTAACAACTTAGATGGTTCAACAGCAACAGTTAAAGTTGATGATGGTGGTAGTATAAATAGTTTTGGCTCAAGATTAAAAAATATGTTCAGCAACTTATTCGGTGGTGGAAAATCTTATGCCATAGGAACAAATAATGCACCGCAGGGAATACACACAGTCAATGAAAAAGGCTGGGAATTAATAGACGCTCCAAGGGGCAAAATGGCAGTTGGTTTAGGTGAAAATGATATTGGGGAAACTGCTTACTTACCACGTGGCACTAAAGTAAGAACTAATTTATCAAGTACAGAATTAATGATGAAAGAAATCAAAAAGGAAGTTTCTAATCAAATCAGCAAGATAGATTTTAGTCATCAATATTATAAGCCTCCACAGGTGCAAACTAGAACACAAGAAACAACTGCTAAAGTATCAAATAATGCAGATAATGAACTATTGAATAGTATGAATACAATGATAACTTTATTAGCACAATTAGTTAATAAAGATACAGATATATATATAGACAGCAGAAAAATAGGGAAAACATTAGCTACGGTAGTTGATGAACAAATAGCAAAGAGAGCGAGGGGGAAATTTTAAATGTACGATATAATCATAGATAATGTCTTTGCAATACAACACGATTTACATATTGTAAATAGAGTTAATATCCCAGTATCGCAGAAACAGATAGAAACTATCAGTATTGCTGGGAGAAACGGGACATTAACTAAAGAATTAGGCTTTTTAGATAGAAACATTACAGTTAATTTTAATTTTAAAACAAGAAACAGAGATGACAATATGTCTAAAAAGATAAGAAATATTACTTCATTGCTTTTAAATGCTAAAAAGATTAGTTTCACAGATGATAAAGAAGTATATTACAAAGTTAAAGCAGTTTCTGTTAGTGATATTGAAAGAACTTTAAGAATGTTAGGAAGTTTTTCCGTTACATTTACTGTTGACCCTTTTGCTTATTATAACCTTTACGGTAAAATCGCATTTTCTAGTCATTCTAAAATCTACAATATAGGAACGTATGAGAGTGAGCCTTACATAAAAGTTTTTGGGACTGGCAATGTTACTTTAAATATAAACAATAAAGAATTAACTCTAAAAGATGTAAATGAGTATATAGAGATAGATACAGAACTTAAAGAAACATTTAAAGGTAATGTATCTAAGAATGATAAGAAGGTTGGAGAATATCCAACTTTTTTTGTTGGAGAAAATACAATTAGTTGGACTGGAAATGTTACTAAGATAGAAATTGAGCCTAGATGGAGGTTTTTATGATTACATTATATAAATATAATGAAACAGATTTCACGCA